GCTAACGCTATTGCACAGCAAACTCGTAGAGGAAAGGGCAACTTCATCCTTTGTTCTGCTGACGTTGCTTCTGCACTCAATATGGCTGGAGTCCTAGACTATACTCCTGCTCTATCAACTAATGGACTTCCTGATGATACAGGTAATACATTCGTTGGAACACTTAACGGTGGAGTTAAAGTTTACGTAGATCCTTATTCTGCGAACTTGGCTAACGACCACTTCTATGTTGCTGGTTATAAGGGTTCTTCTCCTTATGACGCTGGTATGTTCTACTGCCCATACGTTCCCCTACAGATGGTTCGTGCAGTGGATCAAGGATCCTTCCAACCAAAAATTGGATTCAAGACTCGTTACGGAATTGTTGCAAACCCATTCGTCTTCAAGGCAGATGGATCAACAGTTGGCGAAGACGTTCTTGGAGCCAACGGTGTTGGACGCAACCAGTACTACAGACGTGTACTTGTTCGCAACCTTATGTGATCTGTTATCACAATATATCAAAAGAGACTCCTTGTGGGTCTCTTTTTTTGTGCTATAATATAGATATGGAATACGTTTTCAAGAAAAATCTCTTCCCAGATATAGATGTTTCGTGGGAAGATGTAGTCATAAAGACCTGCGAAGATAGTAAAGTTGGTCAGATGAGGGCAGTGTTTGATAAACAAAACTTGCCGACTTTTGCTTGTCATACTAAGTTCAGACCTGGAACTCTACAAACTGCATATGATTATTGCAATAGTAAGTTTGAAGAAGAGTATCCTGTGATGCACGTCTATTATTCTTTCGGGGATAAGGTAAAGACATACGGTAATCACAGAGATGGTGTCGAGGTTAAACTAGTACAGGCTTACGGTAGTATGGTATACGTACTACATAATAAAATTAGAATCGAAATGGAAAAGGGAGACTATCTCTACGTCCCTAGTGGTGTATACCACAATCCAATTGTCCCAGGCGGACCAAGAATTAACTTAAGTTTCTCACCCTTCAGAAATTATTTTGATGGTGAAGAAGGAAATGTGCAGATGTGACTTACGATACTAACACCTACGAGGAGTGGAAGAATCTCCTAGAACCCTGCAACTGGCACTACCACATAGGTGTCAATGGTACTCGTGACAATATGTTCGAGAATGCAGTTGAGAAATTTATCTATCCTCATATAAAAGATGGTAGTAGAGTTTTGGACTGTGGATCTGGGTACGGTGGTACTGCAAGAATGCTAACTGATGAAAAGGATTGTACAGTTACTTGCATTACTAACTCAAAGATACAAGCAAAGCACATCCTGTATCAGGATATGCCTGTGATCCTAGAGGATTTAAATAAGTTAGACTTTAGTATGAAAGCTGACGCAGCAATATTTTACGAATCATTCGGACACATTACTGATCAGGTGTCATTACTACAAAGATGTCCTGACAAAATTGTATTGGTTGCTTACTTCTCTAAGGTAGAAAGATTTTATTTACCAGAGTGGAAGGCATTGTTCCGTCCTTTAGATGAATTAAAGAAGCTTATAGAATGTACTGGCTATACGATTGATCACATTGAAGATTGTCAATACGAAAAATATCTCATTCCTAATGCTGCTTATTGGTATAGTAGATTAAAAGATAAAGAATATGACGGTGCATTAGGTGTACTTAAAAAATGGTGTCAAGATATACAATATGATGCCAATAGTATCCTAGATACTACGGGACTTATTAACATTAGTGCTTCCAAATGATTAGAGTTACTACTTACTATAGCGACAATGACAGAAGATCATCAACCGTCGTCGAAGAAGACGGAAGATTCTGCGCAGTATGTGTGGAGTACGATAGACGATGCTTACGTGCAGAAGACTTTATTAAGGGGGCTAATACTACTTCTTCTCGCTGCTACGATACTTTAGCAACGTGTTCGGACTACGCTGAAAACTGGGTAATGTATAAGGACTAAATACCATTGTAGCGACCTGGTTTATTATGCCAGCTGAATGGGTTAGTCAACAGTTATCGAACAGGAATTTTTTATCACCAGTTGGTTTTAAACTGGAGTTAGATCTATTTCCTGAGACAGATTTCTTGTGTCAACAAGCAAGCATACCTGATATTTCTTCTGTAGTGAATGAGGTATCAACTCCTAGAAGGAGGTTACCTATACCTTCGTCAGGTGGTACACAGTTTGGTGATCTACAAATTTCATTCCTAGTGGATGAGGATTTGAAGAACTATCTTTCATTGTGGAACTGGATCAATGACACTACCTTAGCGTATGAACCTGATTCAAATAAGGAGCCTAAGTTTGCTACAGGACAGTTATTCGTATTGACTAACCAGTTGAATATGAATTTCTACGTCAATTTTAATGATGTGTTTCCCGTCTCTTTAACTACGTTACCTTTTAACGTAGCTTCAACTGATGTGGAATTCCTCCAAGCTTCGTGTACTTTTAAGTATTCGTTCTATGAGTTCTTGAGTAATAACAACGTAAAGTATGTCCCTTGATGAATTGAAGGCACAGTGGAAACAAGACTCCACTATCCTAGATGGTAATGATGGTTATCCAGATTTTTTAAAGGCTTGTAACGAAACTCCTTACCTCCACTCAAAGTACCTTGATATGTACGTTGATTGGAAGAGTCGATTAATCGATAAAGAGTTTGAATTAAGGTTTAAGCGTAAAGAAAAATGGATGTACTATAAGAAGAAGGCACCTGCCTCTGCTTACAAAGATATTCCTTTTGATCTGAAACTCACCACTAAAGATGAGGTGGAGATGTTTCTTGATGCAGATGAGGATCTGGCAAAGATCAAAGCAAAAATTAATTACTTTGAGATGGTTCTATACTTTATAGAATCAGTATTGAAACAGATATCTGCACGTCAGTATCAAATTAAAAATGCTATAGAATGGGAGAAGTTCAGAAGTGGCTGAGATTATCCTACAAAAGAAGAACGAAGTCTACAACGTAGTCAAGGCAGAGGAACACGTACACAGAGAACTATCTGAGTACTTTACCTTTGATGTTCCTGAAGCAAAGTTTATGCCACTGTATAGGAACAAGGTATGGGACGGTAAGATCCGTCTATACTCTCCTGGCAACGGTGAGATCTATGGTGGATTAGTAGAGCACATCCAAAACTGGTGTCTCACTATGCGTTATGATCTCAAGTTTGAGGACAATGAACATTTTGGTTTACCATACGAAATCAATCCAGACATCACTGCATCTGGTGTGCGTACCTTTATGAAAGCTATACTCAAGAAGAGTAAGTTTGAAAATATTGAACCTAGAGTATACCAGATAGAAGGTGTCACTCAGGCACTTAGGTATAACCGTAAGTTATTACTTTCTCCTACGGGTTCTGGGAAAAGCCTTATGGTCTATGCGATTACAAGGTATCACGTAGCTGAGGGTAGGAAAGTACTGCTTGTCGTTCCTACTACTTCTCTTGTAGAACAGATGTACAATGATTTTGTAGAGTACGGTTGGGATGTCGATAAACATTGTCATAAAATATATGCTGGAGCTGATAAGTATACAGCAGCAAACTGTACGATAACTACGTGGCAGAGTATATACAAGGAACCTAGAAAGTACTTTGAAAAATTTGACGTAGTACTAGGAGATGAAGCGCATTTGTTTAAATCCAAGTCACTGACTAAGATTATGACAAAGCTTCATTCCTGTAAGTATCGTGTTGGATTTACAGGTACGCTAGATGGCTGTCTGACGCACAAATGGATCCTTGAAGGGTTGTTTGGTTCGTGCGAACAATTAGTCAAAACGAAAGAGTTAATGCAACAAGGGTATCTTACTCCCCTTAAGGTAAAATGTCTAGTGCTTAAACACGAGTGGGGTACGTTTGATACGTATCAAGATGAGATAGATTATCTTATCACACACGAGAAAAGGAACAACCTTATTAAAAACTTGGTATCAGACTTGAGTGGAAACACTCTAGTGCTCTTTAACTATGTGGAAAGGCACGGAGAACCTCTTTACAATCTGATAAATACCAGTGTAAATAATCGGAAAGTCTTCTTTGTACACGGAGGTGTGGACGTAGAGGATCGTGAAGAGGTACGTCAAATAACGGAGTTAGAAGAAAATGCAATCATCGTTGCGTCCTATGGTACTTTTAGTACTGGTATCAATATTAAGCGTCTTCACAATATCGTGTTCGCAAGCCCCTCAAAATCCCGCATTAGAAACCTTCAATCAATTGGAAGAGTTCTCAGAAAAGAGTCTACCAAAAGGGTAGCCACACTCTACGATATCAGTGACAACATCTCCAGAGGTGAGTGGAAGAATTTCACGTATAAACATTTTGAGGAAAGATTAAAAATCTATCAACAGGAGAAGTTCGACTATGAGATTATTAAAGTTCAGTCAAAATTTTAGCTTATGAAAGATGAGCAATTAGAGATTCAATTCACACCAGAAGGAGAACCATTTGACTTCATTGGTATAATTAAATTGGTTACGGGGGACGAGCTCATAGCGGGTGTCACGTTCCCTCCTGAGGATGATTCTGTAATAATGCTTCACAATCCTATGCAAGTGTTAGAAGCGAATGCATCTGACCGTAGTACGGTCATAAAGGGATTTAAGTTAGATCTATGGATGAAGTCTTGTATGTCAATCAACGAGACATTTGTCATAGAACGTGCTAGAATGATTACAATCACCACCGCCACGAAACCCATTCGGGATTTCTATCTTGAGAATATTGATATGGTTTTCCGCAATTCTATTCCTAATAGAGTAAGACCTACTCCAGAGATGGGTAGTCTAGGAAACATCAATAAGGCCAGGTATCTCTTTGAAAAACTCTTTAAAGCCTGATGTCCCTCAAACAGCGACACTGTTATTCTATAGAGATTAAGAGTACTTGTCAAGCCCTTAGGCGGTGTGCTATAATAAAGACACAAAAGGAAACATAAAATGGCAATGCGCTCTAAGGTCAAGACGGAGTATTACGTCAACAACAAAGACTTCTTGGCTGCTATAGTAGCGTATCGAGAGAAGGTTCACTTCGCTCTGAAGAATGATTTACCTAGACCTCGACTGACCCCATACATTGCGGAGTGCTTCTTAAAGATCGCTACGCACCTATCATACAAACCAAACTTCGTGAACTATATGTTCAGAGAGGATATGGT